TACGGGTTGCGAAGCCGCGCCTGTATAAGGGTCGGGCAGCGCGTTGCCCGCCGGTACGTCCATAAGCATGAACGGCGTCAGCACCGGCGACAATCCTCGCGCGCGCAAATCCTTAATTGCGGCGACGACGCTCGCATCGGACGTGGTGCCGCCAAACGCCGGGCGTCCGTCCACTTGCGAGACGACTTGCGCCTGCGCCCGCGTTAACCCCGCCGCCGACCATTCGAGCGGGCTGGTTTTCTTGTCCGCGATTTCGACTTTCGGGCGGATCTCGCATTCTCCGCAACGCAAATCCGAGCCGAACCACGCAATGAACAGCGACACGGCGGCGGCGTTTGGTAGCGTGTCCTGCAACTGATCGAGTGATACCGCAAAATCCGAGCCGCCAAGCCGCGAGCGGCGATTTTCGGTCAGCGTCACGCCATCGCCCGCGTCGCGGCGCACTTCGGCTGGCTCATAGGCGAACTCGCCCGCCGCAGGAATGAGCGTGATGGCGCGAATGCCCGCCTCGAAATTGTCCACCGCGCGGAACACCTCGAAATTGAGCTGCGGCAAGCGGTTGCCGAACTGTTTCAGCGGCATACGCTCGAACACGATATACGCCACGCCGCGATAAGCAGGGGCATTACCCGCGCCCTGCTTCGCCTCGACAAGGCTGTCCGGCAGTTGCGCGTCGTCACCACGATGCACCCGATAGGTGAACTGCGAGAGGTCGAGCTCCTCCCCATCCGCCCAGCAGCGGCCCAGCCTTGTGATTTCCCCCTCGCACAACGCCACGGCGAAATTAGCGTAGTAGCGATAAGACTTACCCGCGCTCGCTGGAGCCGCCGTCCCCTTGCCCGAGCCGGATGAAGCGGAGACGATCTCCTCCTCGAAATTTGTTGCCCAGATCACTTGCCCACCGAGCCGCGCCCGGCCATAAAGCCTGGGAATCGGCGCGCCTTCGGTGGAGGCTGTCACCTGCAGGTCCGACAGACGTGAGCCGTTTCGCGCGCTCGTCTGCCCGGACGCGCCGAACAGCGCCTGATCTATGTAGCCGCCTGCGACAGCCCCGGCCGCCCGGCCAATAACGCCGCCAAGCCCGGGCAGCGCCGCGTTGCCAATGGCCGAGCCAGCAGCGGATAACGCCAAAGTCGCCATGTCAGTCCTCCAAGTCGGGGAAACGGAAAGCGCCCGCGATGCGGCGGCGCCACCATGGGCCGAGGCTCACCTCGCACACGGGTGCGCCCTCGCAGGCGTGAATCATGCGGCTAGAGCGGTTCCCGAAAAGTGTGACGCGGTCTTCCGGCGGGAACCGCTCTTCGCTCAAGAATAGCGCCGATCCTGGTTTACATGAGCCGGGATCGTCGTTAAGCGCGGAGAGGATGGCGGCGTGCTTCGCCATCGCGCCCGCACGCATGCGGAAGATGAGGACGTCGCCTGCGCCCGCATCCGCTACCGCAATTTCACGCAAATGGCGGCGCGCGGCCTCCAGCATGGTTTCGCTGGCGAAAGCCTCCGCCCAGTCGCGGCTATAGGGCGGCGGCGCTTCGGCAGGGCGGCCGCAAACTTCGGCGAACACGCCTCGTACGAGGCCAAGGCAATCGCAGCCAGCGCCGCGCCGAGCCGCCTGATGCTGATACGGTGTGCCGATCCAGCCCTGCGCCGCCGCCACGACTCGCTCGCGCGTCATAAACGGACGCCGCCATCGTTTACGCCCCCGGCGGAGACGGGTGCCATTACATAGCCGTTGCCGGGCATGTGCGGAAAACCCCCGAAGTTGACGCCGTTACCGAACTTGGCGCGGCAGGTCGGGAAGGTTTTGTCGCAGCCTGCTGTAATTGTGAATATGTCGCTCGCCGCGATTGCCCCGGCCATCGTCTGCCACAACTCGATCACGTCGCCCAGATGCGTGCGCACCTCCATGCTAAGGCCTGTATTGGCGCCGTCCGTCCAGGTGAGCAGGCCGCCGGAGAACCAACCCGCCTCGAATGCGCCGAGACCGGATACGGTGATGCGATGCCCCGCCGCGCTGAGGACCGCGCCTGCGCCGCGATAGGTCGGCGCCGTCAAATCCACACCGCACCGAACATCGCCAAGCGCCGCGTCGCAAGCGTATTGGTACGTGCGGCCCGTCTCCTGGCTGAGGTAATGCGCTAGTCCGCGAACCTCGGCGGTGAAAGAGGCACCCTCCCGGCGCACCTCACCGAGCGATCCTGTGCGCATCAGCACGCGCTGCTCTGGCAAATCCCAGCGCACGCGCCAGATTTCCACCCGCGCATCGTCAAAGGCTCCCGCCGCAAGATCGTCCTCATTGAGGTGCGCGGACGACAGCGCGCCGGATACGTCGAGATTATCGACACTGAGGCCGACGCCATCCACGATCTCGGTCGCGGAAAAGCCAGACGCGGCTTCGAACGCAGTTCCATCGAACAGCAGATCGCGGTCGTGTTCGGTGAACCCGAGCCGCATCCCATCCGCCCGTGTTAGGAGCCAGCACCAGCACAAATGCGTGGCGCCGCCATCCAGATGCGACTGCAAGCTTTGCGAAAGCGTTTTCATGTATGACCCGGGTTACTAACTTGATGTTAGGTGGCGGCGGAAGCTTGCTTGCGGACGCTGCCACGCTTACAGTGCGGCAATAGGAGATAAGCTGATGGCTGCTGTCGAAGAACTGGAACGCCGCGTTACAGCGCTGGAAGTTGCGCAGAACGACACAACGCAAACCATGCGCTGGGTGGTCGCGAGGCTCGGGCGGATGTCTGCCGTCCAAGACGAGCACACGCTTCGTTTAGAGCGGATTGAAACCCAGTTTGGCCGCATGGACGCTAAGGTAGATCGTGTTGATTTAGAACTGCGCAGCTTTCGAGAGGATTTGCCGGGCATAATTGTCGAGGCTGTCCGCGAAGCGCTGCGTAAGGATTGACGCGCTAAAGCCGGATTTCGACGAGCGGTATGTTGGGGATGGAGCCGTGGCGGAAGCCGTCGAGATTGATCTCCAGCCGGTCGGCGTCAAAGCGCACTGGAACGTCGAACTCGAAGCCCGCCGTTACCATAGCACCGCTTGTCGGCATTGAGCCGGGGACGAATGTAACGACGCCGTCCGCCAGCAGGTAATCCTCGCTCTCCGTCTGTACCGCGCCGCCGACAGCCACGAGCACGCTGCCTGCCAAAGGCTTTTTAATGTTGCGCGTCCATGGCGCGAACGTTGAGCCATAGGTTTTCACGAGTTGGAAGGCGGCCTGTTCGCCGTCGCTCTGCCCTAGCGCCTGATCCAACGCCGATGGGGCGGCGCCCGGTGCGCAGGATTTGTAATCCGTGAAATCCTTCCAGCGGAAACCGTGCAACCGCCCGCGCCGCTCCTCGAAAAACGCGATGACGGCATGCAGATCGTCGAGCGTCTTGACGCCATAGCCCGCGTTGTAGCTCCGCCTGCTGTCGGCCCAGCGCGCATTTCGCTCCTCCCGGCCGGAGCCGAGCGTGACGATCTCGGTACGCCGCTCCGGGCCGCCACTCGCGCCGAGCGAAATCACGGTTGGAAATCTGATATCGTGAAACGCCATTTTCATCTCCGTCGCGCGGCCCCGCGCTTTTTTGTTGCTGTTGCGCATTCGCGCAACGGGTTTCCGGCTAAGCCGGGCGCGCGGTCGCGCTGTTCGCCCTGCGGGCGCTTAGGGCCTCGGTTGTGGCTAGAGGTTGCGCTAGCCGCGCGAGACGGCGCGGGCGAGAGGTTGTTGCCGTTGCGCATTCGCGCAACGGGTTTCCCGCTAGGCCCGGCGCGCGGTCCCGCTATCCGCCCTTCGGGCGCTTAAAGGCATCAGAGATTGCGCTGGCCACGGGAGACGGCGCGGGCGAGCATTGCCGAGATTTGACCCTCCGAGCGGCGGAAGCTGTCGGCATTGGGCGTCGTGATGTTCACGGTGACACTCACCGCGCCGCCGCCGCCCGAGCGCACGCCCAGCCTGCCATCCGAGCCGCGCGCCAGGGGCAAAATCGCCTCCGGCCCGGCCTCGCCCGCTAGCCCCATGCGGCCATTGCCGAGCGGAAACGTGATGGGAGAGGCGACGACGCCGCCGGACGCGAACGGCGTCACCATGGGCTGGCCGACGACGCCGCCCTTTGCGAAGGCCGAGAAGCCGCCCGCCGCTTGCGAAAGCAAACCGCCGATGCCTTCGCTGACTGGCGCGAGCGCGGAGCGGAACGCGAGCTTCGACAGGTCGAGCGCCAGCGCGCGCAGCGTGTCGCCAAAGCCCTTGCCCTCAAAAATCGCATCCTCGAACGCGCTGGTGATCTTTTTGCCAAAGCTATCGCCAAGTTTTTCCAGGTCTTTCAGCTTTTGCCGTGCGTCGTCTGTTTTAGCAGTGATCTCGATGGACAGGCTCGCCACGTTATCGGCCATAGGCAACTCCTTTTTGGCTTGTCATCCTCGAGCGCGGTGAGGCGGAGACCCGAGGATACATTCCTAAGGCGTAAAGTCTGGATGGCCGGGTCAAGCCCGGCGATGATGAGATCAGAGATCCGGGAAGCGCGCTTTTAGCGCGTCCAAATCGGCGCGGGCGAAAGTAGGAGTGGCATGGCCATGAAGCCCGCGCATCGCGACGGCGATCTCGCGCGGGGTCGCCGCCCAGAAGTCGCGCGGAGATAGCCGAAGCGCGCCCAGGCCCGCCGCGATCACCGCATTCCAGGGGAACGGCTGCGCCTGCGCGGCGCTCACCGCTTTCCCGGCGCAACCTCGCTAAGAAAGGTTGCGGCAAGCAACCGCGCAACGATATCGACGAAGCCAGTGGCGCCGCCCTCCGCCCGCATGCGGGAAACCTCGGCGTCCGACACATCCGCGCCCGCACCGCGTAAGCCCGCGCCAATCACGCGAATGGCGTCGCGGGCCGCGATCTCACCGCCCTCGAACCGCCGGGCGACGGAAAGCATATCTTCGCCGCCAAACGCGTCCTCAAGCTCCGCGAGCGCGCCGAGGGTAAGGCACAGGCGGCGCGGCTCGCTGTCCAGCGTGGCGTCGATTTCGCCGCGATATTTGTTGGCCATCGTTTTCCCTTTGAAAGTAGCGTACGCATGTCTGCAATCTCCGTCATTGCGAGCAAAGCGAAGCAATCCATTTCGCATTCGAGGCGAGGAGATGGATTGCTTGGGCCTGCGGCCTCGCAATGACGGCGGGGGTGGCTGGAATTAAGCGGCGGTGAAAGTGAGCGCGCCCGCCGATTCTAGCGCGATTTCAAAGGTCAACTCGTTGTCGTGCTGACCGGAGAACTCTAACGCGGTGATCTGGAATAGCCCTTCCACCGTGCCGAAATCCGGGATAATCATTTGCCAACGGCGGATCGCGCCTGCAAAGAACAGTTCGCGGATTTTAGCGTCTGACGCTTCATCCTTGAAGATGCCGCCGCCAGTGACGCGGGCGGTTTTCAAGCCCACATTGGCCAGCAGCTCGCGCCATTCGCCCGCAGAATCCGCGTGGGTCGCATCCACCGTCGCCGCGTTGAAGGCGAGGCCGCGTGCGCGAAGCCCCGCGACGGTTATGAATACGCCCGCGCCGCTCGAGTCGAGTTTCAACAGTAGGTCTTTGCCGCGCTGTGCGGTCATGGCCGGTCTCCTTGATGTGATGGGCGTTAAACGGGTTCGGTGACCGCGCGAAAGCGCAGGGCGGCGTGGTAGGTCTCGCCGTCGTCGTCGCGCCGCAGATCGGAGTATTGATGGCGCAGGTTGATGAGCCGATGGCCGTCGAGGATCAGCGCCGCACCGTCAAGCGCGTCACGGATGGCGTCCGACACGTCGTAAATCTGCCGCCGCCCGGCGTAACGCGACCAGATGTGGATGGTGATGAGGTGCTCCAGCCCCGGCTCAGTGCCGGTGCTCCAGTCGCGCGCGGTCGTAGGGTCGATGGTGATGAACGGGAACGTCACCGGCTGCGGCGCATCGTCATACACGCGCTGGCCGCCGAGGAGTGCGACCACCGCCGCATTGCCGGTCAACCCCTGAAAAATGCCCGATTGCAGGGCAAATCCCGCAGAACTCATAGGCGTTCTCCCTTGATTGTCGATTTCAGCCAGCGCGCAAAAGCTGCGGCGATACCCTCGCGAGACGCCGCAAGAGCCGGTTCCAACCATGGCCGCGCAGGCCGCGCCAAAGTGCCGAACTCAACCGCCGCTGCGTGACCGCTCGCCTCCAGCCGCACCGAGCCATCCGCCGCCGATATGATTGCAATCTGCCCGCCGACGCCCGCGGCCTCGTCGAGCGCGACCTCAGACAATCGCCGTTCAGTTTCCAGTTGCAAAACGCTACCGGCTTCCCGAGCCGCGCTGGAAAGGCTCGGCATCGCGGACGCGGTGGCGAGGCGGCGCTTGAAGGCGTCAAGGCCGATGATTTCCGCGCTCATAGATCGCGCTCCTCGCATTCGCAGATGAGAACACGGCGGCGTTCGTCCTCCACCTTGGCGATGATCTCGACCACGCGCTGGCCGAAACGGATGCGCATCGTAGGCAGCACGCCAGCGCGCCAGCGGATGGTGATGTCGTGGCTGACGATGCTAGCGAGCCGATCCGCCCGCATTCGCTCCGCGCCGCCCCGCGCATGCACCCGCGCCCACACGGTCGCCACACTGGCCCAGGTCTCGTTGAAACCACCCGCCCCATCGCTCGCGCGCTGAGGCGCCTCGATAATGACGCGGCGGCGCATTTGCCCGGTGCGCGCGCTCATAGCCGCGCCGTGCGGTAAGGCGCCATCAACGCAGCGACGCCTTGCGGCTGCTGGAACATTTCCTCAGGCGCGGCGGCTTCGCGCTGTTCGTGCCAATGGGCGACAAGCATGAGGATGGCGTGGCGCAAGGGCTGAGGAACGTCAGCGCCCGACGCGCCGTAGCCCGCCGTAAAGGCGATTTCTATGCCGTTCACCGCGCGGCCGGGCGCTGGCCAAGTCACGTTGACAGGAGCGAGTCGTGCCGGGCGTGACGCTGCGTCGAGCTGATACTGGTTGGCGGTAAGCGTGGTGACGGCGGCGTTGACCGCGTAAAGGCGCACATTGTTAATCGCCTGAACAGGGCCAAGCGGTAAGTCCACCGGGCCGACGGGCCAGGCGTCGAGATAAAGCGACCAGTTTTGCGTGATGAGCGCCAGATCGAGCGCGTGCTCGATGTGCATCCGCGCGGCAACGATCAGGCTGCCAATCAGCGCGTCTTCGTCCGCGCCGTCAATGCGCAAATGCGCTTTGGTTTCGGCGAGGCTGACCGGTTCCGCAACAGGGCCGGAGGTGAGAATAAGAGGCATTGATATCCTTTCGCAAAAATGGCCGCGAACGCAATTTATTGTGCGGTCGCGGCCTACGGTTTGCCAGGCGGTTAATCTATCGGGATGAAAATGTGTCTGTACCCAATCCACATGGGGGATGCGAAGCGTTAAGACGCGGCAAACTTCAAAAGTTTTATCGCGTCGAAGTCCTGCACGCCGCCGCCGACACGCTTTGTCGTGTAAAACAGCACGTAAGGCTTGGCGGAGTACGGGTCGCGCAGGATGCGCAGGCCCATGCGATCCACCACGAGGTAGCCCCGGCGGAAATCGCCGAAAGCGAGCGCGTAGGCGTCCGCCGCGATATCCGGCATTTCCTCCACCTCGACCACGGGGAAGCCCATGAGCGTGGCGGGTTGGCCGATGGCGGCGGGCGGCGACCATAGATATTCGCCCGTCGTCGCTTTGAACTTGCGGATCGCGGCCTGCGTCTTGCGGTTCAAGACGAACGTGCCGTTCTGACGAAACGGGCCTTTCAGCGCATAGATGAGGTCGAGCAGGATATCCGACGGGTTGGAGGCCGCGAAAGCGCCTGCCGCGCCTGTCGCCAGGTAGCCGATATTGCCCCACGACCAGCTCGCATTGGCGACTTTTGTGTAGTTCATGAAGCCTTTCGGCTGGCCTGTGCCGTTGCCGTTCACGAGCGCCGCGCTTTCCTGCTCGGCGAAGGAGGTTTCGATTTCGTCGGCGAGCCACTGGTCGATGTCCACAACAGAATCATCAAGCAGTGTCTGCGTTGCCGCTGGCATGGCGTAAAGTTCCATGGCGGGGAATGACAGTTCCGCCAGCGTGGGCGCCGTGGTCTGGGTGCGTGCGGCCGTCTCCGCCACCCACCCTGCCGCCGTGCCGACGGTCGAGAACGCTTTTTTGTAGGTGCCCGCAGAAACCTGCCGCACCGACGCGATGCCCCGTATTGGCGACAGCGTGGAGAGGCGGCGCAACACCTCCGACTCGGTCACGGACGGAGCAAGATAGCCGCCATCCGGGCCCGAGCCAGCCGACAGCGCCTTCAGCTCCAAAGCTTTCAGGCCCGTGAATTCGCCGGTGCGCACGTAGCTGTCGAACGCCGACTTGTGCTCGCACGCCGCCACGCTTTTTATCTCGCCGCCACGCGCAGGGCGCAACGCTTTAAGCGACAGGGTTTCCACCGCCTTGTTCAGCCGGTCCACCTTCTCGGCGGTGACGGCGTCGGTAGACATGCGGCGCTCGATCTGGTCGAGCCGTTCGTCATTGGCCTCACGGAAGGCGTGCAGCGTGCGCATGAAATCGTCGTAGTCGTCATGGCGGTTTGCGCCCGCCGCCTTGTTTTCCAGGGCCGGGTAGAAATGTTCGGTCATGTTTGTCCTCGTTGGTTAAGGGCGTAGGCAAATGGCGCGGTTTATGCCATCTCGCTTTGTCATGACCGCGCTTGATCCGGTCATCCAGGAAGGCTGCGCGGTTTTTGTTTTCTGAATGGCCGGGTCAAGCCCGGCGATGACGGGGTTGGGGGTGGCTATGACCGAGGGGCGTTGATGGGCTACACGTGCGCCCGCCAGCATTGGGAATGTCACGATGGAGATTTCCCAGAGGTCGATTTCGGTAAGGAGCCGGCCGCCGCGAGCGTCGCGCTGCGATTTGACCGCGCGGAAGCCGATGGACAGGCCGTCGATGGCGCCGTCGCGCAGAAGACCGCGCAGATCGTTCGATTTCGCCACGCCCTCCGACAGCCAGCCACGCACGTAAAGCCCGCGCGCATCCTCGCGGATGTCCTCCCACACGCCGACGGGCTGCGCCGGATCGTGCTGGAAAAGCATGCGGATGGCGCAGGCGGGGCGGCGGGCGAGCGAGGCGCGAAAAGCGCCAGGCGCCACCATGTCTCGCGTCTGATCGGGCACGCCGAACAGGCTTGCATAGCCCGTGATGCGCTGTTTTGCACAGGTGAAGGTTTTTGCGTCGTGCATGGGGGATGTTCTATGGGTTGGAGATTATAAAAAAGGTAAGCGTCTGTTGCGTAATATTTTTGTTGCAGCTTTAGTCTTGATGGCCGCGTCTCCGGCGAACGCCGATGGCATGGCCTGCACGGCGAAAACCGGCGCCGCGAAAATCCTTAAATCACCGAAGCAGGCGGACGCGCATCCGCTCTGGCCCACCGCCGCTCACGGAGGCTCATCCCTTACCATCGTCGATGGCGAAGAAGCAAAAGGCGACGGCGCCGTTCCCTACATTTCCGGTTCGCTGGTCAGCCCTCGCGACGGCGCCATCCCTGGCAAAGTCTTCATTATCGCCAGCGAGTGGGAATGCTATTGAAGACCGCTGTTATTTAGCAAGCGGCGCCAAACGGTTCCCCCCCGCGCTTACATGGGTAGCACGGAGTACGCCTTACATCACGATGTAACGATTGAACCCCGACGCTGTAAAGGCTTGCGAGCTTGTTAAATGCTGTATCTTTCTGGGAAAATCTATGTACTTATTTATAGTTAATGTGATGTTGTGAGGTCATCATGCGTTATCTATTGCTAGTAATTTTGATACTTCAGCCAACACAGGCTCTCTCAGCCCACTGCTATAAAATTATTCGCAAGACGCCTGTGTATGGTTATAACTCGCGGCATGTTCCAACTCGACGACCGTATGCTCAATGCATTTTTTTGCGCAAAGGAAGTGAAATATATGTAAAGCGTTCCACAGATAAAATGCTTTTTCTAACGTATCACACCAAAGCTATGTACGAACTTCCATATTATAGAAGTTTATTCGTCTACGCAGACGATGTTACTCCTTGCAGACAAATAGATGCAACAGTCGCGCCGTCAAAACCCCAAATTGAACACACTCCGATATCTCCAATTAAATCAGATTTTGCGCCTCCAGAAATACCAACCGACGGCACTGTAATAAAATGCGATGATCTGGGTCGTATCGAGAATAGCGATAAAAGGTTTGTATGCTTGAAGGCTCAGAAGGACGTAAAGCACTTCGATGCTTTTGGTAAGCCATACGATGGCCCTATAACCAAAGGTAACTGCATATTGGCTTTTAAAGCCACCTGGGAAAATACAAGAAGTGTAATCAAGTTTTTCAGGGGCAGCCCCGCGAAACTTTTTGAGGCTGATAAGAAGGAAGACAATAAGGACAATTTCAAACTCTGTTTTACTGAAGATTATTTTCAGCGTTAACCAGTCCAGCGGCAGCGCGTTTTTCGTCTACAGTGAGGAAATCGGCGCGCTGTAGCATATCCCACAGCGCGGCGCGTTCGCCGCTGAGCGCGTCGACTCTGTCCATGGACAAATTGAGTTCGACCGCGCCGAATGCGGGTGCGAGCCAGGCTGTGAGCGATTGAAGCGTGCGGGCGACAAGCGGTAGAACGGTCTGGCGCCAGAACACCCGGTTCGCTTCCTGATAATTAGAATACGTGTTGTCGCCGGGGATGCCGAGCAGCATCGGCGGCACTCCGAGCGCCAGTGCGATTTCCCGGGCGGCGGCGTTTTTCGCCTCGATGAAATCCATGTCCTTCGGGCTCATCGACATGGTTTTCCAATCGAGCCCGCCCTCCAGCAGCATCGGCCGCCCGGCGTTGATGGCGCCCTGGTAGTTCGTCTCCAGCTCGGATTTGAGACGCGAGAACTGCGCCTCCGTCATGTGCCCGCCGCTCGTATACACCAGCGCCCCAGACGGCCTCGCGGAGTTATCAAGCAGCGCTTTGTTCCACCCGCTCGCCGCGTTGTGCACATCTATGGCGACCGCCGCCGCCTCGATTGGCGACATGCCGTAATAGTCGTTGGACGGGTTAAACAGCGCCATGTGCAGAATGGGCCGCAAGCCGCCGTTCAACTGTTGAAACCGGACAGTGCGGCCATTCGCGGAGTAATCGTAAGCCTCGGGCCAGCCGTCTGCGCCGGGCACGACCGTCATCCGGTCGGGACGCAGGACGTAAAGCTCGCGCGGCGCGCCCTCCAAGCTCACCGCTTCGAGATAGGCGTTGCCGGAGATGAGCAAGTAGCCGTACCAGTCCTCCATCAAATCCGGGCCGCAGGTGATAGGGTTCGGCGTTGCCAGCAGAGACAAAAGCGGATGCTCCGTGAGTTCCCGTCCACTCTCGAACAGACGGATAGGCACAGAGGCGGCGGCTTCAGCGATCATGCGGACGGAGCGGTAAACGATGGGGTTCTTGGCGAACCCCTCACGGGCGAAAGCTGAGTAATCGCGCGGACTCCAAACTGCGCGCCCCGTGTCATGCAGGGCAATGACAGGCCCTGCCGCGCTCGCTTTCGTTTCCACAGGCGCGGCTTTGCGTTTCCAGAGTGGCATGGCGACCTCCTTGTGGGCCGTCATGCCCGGACTTGATCCGGGCATCCAGGAGTCTGGATCGCCGGGTCAAGCCCGACGATGACGATTGATTAAAAACTGCGGATGCGCGGGTCGCGGCGTTCGTTCAGCATCAGTTCGGTCAGCGCCCAGACGAGCGCGTCGAGCCGATCTGGACTGCGGCCGCCGAAAAGGCCATCCGGCCCAAAGTCGCACATTTGATCCTCAAGCTCTTGCCACGCGCCGACATGCGCGACGCGGCCCTGTTCGTAAAGCGCGGCGATGGGTTCGGCCCGCACATGCTTGCCGCGCGTCGCCCGCACCTGTTTGACGGGCGCGGCGGTGGCGATTTGCCGAAAAATTTCCCCCACCAGATCGCCGCCTTGGTTGACCTCAGCAACGAGGCAATCTGCCTGCCAATTTTCGTAAAGGCGTAGCGCGGCGCGCGCCCACTCCAGCGGCTGGCGGCCCTGACAGGTGGCGTCGGCGAGCACATAGGCGCAGCCATCCGCGCAGACGCCCGCCGCCACGATGCCGCAAGCGTCGGATTTCGCATGGCTCGTCACCGGCGGATCGACCGCAACCACGATGCGCGTCAGCGGCGGCGCGGCGTTTACGCGATGCCGGTCGAATATCTCGCGGCGCCACAGCGCGTCGGCGCGATCCTCGATGAGTTCGCCATCTAACTCCTGACGGCCGAGGCGCGACCCGCCATATCGCTCCGTCACCATTTCGAGGAACGACGGCGCGAGATGCAGCGCGTTTGCCGAGGTTTTCGCGCGGCTGATGGCGACACGCGGGTCGGCCAGCAGCTTTTTCAGCAGCGGCGTCGCGCGCGGCGTTGTGGTGAAAACCTGCCGGGGCCGCTCGCCGAGACGCAGGCCGAATTGCAGCATGTCCCAGGTCTCCTGCGAATGGCGCCATTTGCCCAATTCATCGCCCCAGGCTGCGGCGAATTGCGGGCCACGTAAACTGTCGGGGTCTTCCGATGAGAAAATCTGCGCAACCGCGCCGTTTGGCCAGGTTAGTTCGCGCTTCGATGATCTGTACTCCGGCCGTTCGTGCCGAGGGTGAATGGCGAGCAGCCCGGACGGCCCCTCCACCATAACGCTGCGCGCATCCGCCAGCGTTTCGCCAATCAGCGCGATACGCTCGGCCGACCGCGAGGCAAATGGCGCTAATCCTAGCGCCTGCCCACGCACCCATTCAGCCCCTGCCCGCGTTTTCCCCGCGCCGCGCCCGCCCAGCAGCAGCCATGTCGCCCAGTCGCCGCCACCCTGCGCGCGCGCGGGCGGCAATTGATCGTCCCGCGCCCAAAGCTGCCAGTCGTGCAGCACAAATGCGAGTTCATACGATGACAGTGATTGCAGCAGCTCATTGGCGGCCGTCTCCGCCACGCAGTTTGTCAAGGCGAGCCGCAAGCTGGCGGCGGAAGATGTCCGCAT